ATCTTTGTTAAACACTAGAGTTCTCATATCCTCTAAGTGTCTCTGTGTAGCAGCCAGGCTTCCTGCACTACCAGAACCTGCACTAGGACGTAAACCACAGTCCCATAGCGAGTCCATCAGAATCTGAGCCTCAGTAGTTGACAAGGCGCAGACGGTTGGAGTAATACTGGCTTCTTCTACCTTTGTCATAATAAGAGGAGAAGCTGCATAGCCTGTCTCTCTATCTAGTAGGGCTAGTTCCACGCCTCTTCCCCAAGGAAGTTGCTGAGCTATACATTCTAGCATTTTATAATCCCTCCTTCTACAAGCACTGATCTCATATCCATCTCCTTGCTCTTTTCAATCAGGATATTTAAACGAGAGCCTGTTAAGGTATTAGTTTTATAAAGACTACTAGAACCTGCTACATGCTTTCCTAACTTCTTCTCCATGTAGATTACTGTCCCAAAGTATTTCCCTACCTTAGAGGAGAAAGCTCTGGTTCCTATTAATGGGAAAACCTTATCTGTCTTTACTCCATTGATATCTTCCTCCACTATTAAGGAATGAGTAATCATTACGAAGTTAGTAAAGTGAGCAGCTTGGATAACTCCTAGAATATCTCCTAGGTATTTAACCTGCGCCCCCCACTCATCGAAGGTCGGCTTGAATAGAATATCTCTTCCGGCACAGGCAAATGCTAGAGCAGAATCTCCTAATTGACTACCAGAATCTATCACAATTAAGTCGTTACTAGTACAATCCTTTAAGCAGAAGTCTATCTGCTCTTTGTCTTTGCATTCTACGCAGCCTACTTTACCATGTTCTTGACAGATTTTAATAGGAGTCTTGGAAGAGAACATCTTTAGAACAGTCTCTATCCCACGGGGAAGCTCCCTAGTATCTGGGATGCAGATAGGGATTATCTTTTCCAGTTCCTTTTCTGTCAAATCCATATGGAGAAGTGTCTCGATTCCATTCTCTAAGTCTACCCAGAAGATTCTGTTTATCTCTGGAATCTTAGCTACTGTCCCGACGAATCTAGTCTTGCCAGTCTTAGCATCTCCGTAGATGAGAATAGAATGATTCCGTTTAGAAGAAGAGGAAAGGGAAGCAGCAGCCAAGGTCTTAAGATTGATTGCCATTCCTTATTCCTCCTTACTAATTCTAATCAGATTCTTAATAACTGTAGGATTTAGGATAATTGTGTTGCTATCCACGCCTCTATTGTTCGTAGTAAGTTTTATCCAGTCACCTCGTACTTCTGCGTAGACTGAATCTCCTAAGTATTCCTTACTAGTAGGAGCGTTCGCTGCTTGTAAGTCAGTCAACACAGTTTTCTCTTGCTTTGAATCTGTTATCGAATTCATGGTAAGTTGCCTCCCTTAGTTGTTGTTCAAGACAGAATAGAATCATACAGGCTGCATGAGCTAGGTGATTGAGGTTAGATTCTGGGTCTAATGTCTCTCCTTCGTTATTAGAAAGGAGGTGGCGCATCGCTGCGGAAAGGAGTCTATCTTGGGTTATCCCATTCCTCCAGTTATGAGCTGAGTATTTCTCTTTGCCAAAATCTAAGACTCTTGCTATCTCAAAGAGAGGCTTAGTTGGGATTAGAGAGATAGAGGGCTTATCTTGTTTGTTGGAATCGAACTTGATTCCTCCTATTTTAGCTGGCTTCTTCATTTCTTATTCTCCTCTTGTTTAGTCTTAATTGAACTCTGTAAGTTTAGTTCTGTTGCTAGTGAATCCATTGCCTCAAAGTGCAGCATTATCTTCTCTGCTTCTGGTGTGGTTTTAACAGGAGTAGTTACTACTATTCCTCCTACCTCTAGCTGTTGTGTAATAAGAGAGTAACTACCGCAGATAGCTAAAGCTATTATTACTATAAGAGTTAATAGAACTAGAACTTCTCTTACTCTGTTATGATGCTGGATAAGTTGCTTATTGAGTTCGTGGAGCTTCATTTCTTTTCTTTCCTTCTTTCCTTGTTATTGCATTAAGTAATGCTACCACTTCAACTTTCGCTGCCACTTCCTAACCGCTGTCCTTATTAGGAGTTCTGCGTTGTCTCGGTATGTTCGTGGTCTGGACTATGCTATCGCCATTGCTTCCACCTTCTTGTCTATTGGTGGCCTTACTATCCCAAGTTCGGGCTTAGCTTCAGCTTTAGGCATTCCGTCTCTAGTCTCTACACCTTCCCCTTAGCTCTACTACTATTAGTCTTTTTACAGGGCTGTGATGTGACACCTGTAAGGGGCTTGGCTCGGCGTTGGCATTCTCTTAACCAGATTATTGGCTAGTAATTACTAACCAGTCCAGCATCTTATCCAATTATAGGACTCTTATTCAGAGTGAGATTAAGCGTTCGCCGAATTTACGGAAATTCAATTACTAAGAACCAAGGCTAATGGCATATTGTATAACTACTATGCTTGACTATCTTTAATTAAGCCAACATCTTATCCAAGATCGGTTAAATATCGGATGACTTAATAGTTCTAATCTAGCGGGTTTCCCTTGAGTTGTTACGCCTTATTATGTGCGAAGTTGCATCGCAGCATTAACCTTATAACAAGACTACCAACTCATTTTTCGCTAGCGACCTTCTATTTCTATTCTAATCCCTCCATATATATTTCTTTCTAGGTTTTCTTCCCTCCTTCTTAGCTAGTATCTCCTCTAGAATTTGTGCTGTGCTTCTATTCAAGCTTAGGGCATTAAGTTTACGCTGCTGTTGATGGTTTCTTGCTTGATGCTTTGTGCGTGTCATTTTGCTATCCTCTCTATATGATTGTTAATAACTTCTTCTAACTGAAACGTAAACTGATAATCTATCTCATCCTTTGAAAGCTCTCTAGGTCTGTCGAGATTATGGAGTTGACAAGTATTAAAATGCTGGCAAGGTCTCATAAACTGGAGGCAGCTCTCCCCTCTTAGTGGAAAGACTTGAGCTTCTATCATCTTCCCTAATCTCTCAACGTCAAGACTTAAACTAATAAACCAATTAAAACGATCTGCTAAAGTCTTTTGGAAAGTAAGAAGCTGAACCTTAACTGAGCCGAAAGTCTTCTTATTCAGCTGAGCTATCAGGTAGATAACTTCATATTCACTCTGGTCTTCTCCTACTATCTGGTCAAGGATAATAGAATAGCCTAGGGCTTGTCCTGAATTAGCAAATACAGGACTAAGGTCGAATAAGCTTAAACCTGTTGTTTTAACTTCTAGAATAGCCATCTTCCCTGTTAGCTTATTCCTAAGGACTACGTCAACGTAGCCTACGAAGTAGCAGTTCTCATCTATATCTAAGCGAAAGGAGAGTTCTACTGCTGGCTTGAAGTTGAAGGTAGAGACTTCGTAATCCTGAAGGAGAAGCTCTAAGTTAGGAACTGAGGCTAAGCAAGCTATTACTAAGGTCTCTTCTGTCTTGCTGTCATCCTCCATTATAGGCCAATATTCTAGCCAGGCTTTATAGAGGGAAGCTGTAATATCTTGAGTTAAAAGGTAGGTGGAGACAAAGACTCCGTAGGCTTTACCATAAACTAGATGAGAAGATTCCTCTCTAGTAGAATCTCCTTCTAAAAGTCTCTCTAGTTGGAACTTCCGCTCACAAGTAAGGAAAGTCTTTAGAGCAGAATGACTAAGACGAATCTTTTCCATTCCTACTCTACCACTATCTTGGCTGCTAGGACTTCTACTTCTTCTGTCCCTACAATAGAGAAGAGAGTTCCTGTTACTAGGTTGACAATGAATACATCACTTCTGTTAAGAACCTCAGTGACTAGAGTAGAATTAAGGAGGAAGGACGTTGGTTTAACTCGAAGGATAGTAGATTTATCCTGGCTGCGTTTGAGTGCAACTCCGTAGGGAGCTTGGTTGATTTGTAGTTTTGTTGTTTTGTCTTTAGCGGGCTTAATGATTTCCATTTTCTTTTCTCCTTTTTCTCTTATTTGTTTTATTCTAGTTTTATTTATTAGTTAGTGCATCTACTGCTCTCAGGGAGTAGATATGATACTCATCTCCCCATCTTTGAATAGCTCCTGCGTAGATTACAGTAGGGTTATCTTTCCTAGTAGCAGTATACCAGACCATGGCTCCGCCGTAAGAGCCTCCAATCCAATTACCATACTGGTAGCCTTCGTAGCCTTTAATGGTATAACCTGCTTGAGCTAGTACTTCAGGAGCATGGGCTTTTACATCATCTAGATTACTATTAGTGCAACCTACGATAGACGATAGTAGTAATGCTGAGATAATCTTTTTCACTTTCTTCTCCTAGAAGTCGTCTGAGTTAAGTGCAGCCTGTAAGTCTGCTTGAGTTAGTTTAACCTTAGTCTTATCAGCTTTAGCTGCTGTCTTTTTAACAGTAGAAGCTGAAAGAGCTATGCCTGTCATTCTCCTTAGGCTTGCTACCATTAAGCCTATATCCTCGTCTTTTAGAAGCATGCAGGCGGCCGGATTAGCTAGTAAGGCTTTCTTAAGAGAGGCCATCTCTCCTTTGAGATTCTCTCCGCTAAGGTCTTCTAGCTGTTGAATCTTAGCTTGAATGTCGGCCGCTATCTGGGAAGTTTCAGTCATGTTAGGCTACTCTCTTTCTTTGTCCAAGCTCTGTGATAGCGTAGATTCCTTTGTTGCTAGGAGAAGCTGTCGAGGCTGCTAGAGCTTCCTCTGCCTCCTTGAAGTTCTTTGTGAACTCTACTGTCACTGAGTTGGATTTGACATCATAGACAGTAGAGTTGTTAAAGCTAGTTTTCTTAGAAGGGGATGTCATCTTTAGCTCCTTCTTCTACTGTCTTAGCTGAAGTCATTGTAGTTGCAGCGATAGAAAGATTAGCTAATACCTTTCCATAGTCAGGACTGGGATAAGAGGTAAGATTCTTCTCTTTCTCTACTAGCTGAAGTTGCTGAAGTCTTTCCATTTGAGTTATAATCTCACTTAAGTTTTTCATTTTGGTTTTCATTTTAGAATGCTCCATCTGGTATTGTTAGTTTAAGAACAGGGACAGCAGTTCTCTCCCTTAGGGAGATTACTAGGGCTATTATGTCTGGATTATCTGTTCCGTAGGTTGAGGTGAAGCTTAAAACTGTATCATCTACTACCTGTTCTGCTGCTTTTAACTTAGCTAGTTGCCTAGCTTTGTGGTTTCTTAACCCCATTTTAACCTTCTCTACTATGTCAGAAGGAATCTCAATGATTATCTCTCCATTAAGAAGAACAGAAGCATAGATGTCAGCGTAAGACATTCCATTACTAAAATCAACCTCTGTCTCCTGTTTGATAGGAGCTTCTGCTTTCATAGAAGCTTCCAACTTGGAGAGTTCTAGTTGCTCTGCTGGAGTTAGATTAAACTCTTCTGGTTCTTCGTTCATTGTAGTTCCCTTGTTGAATAATGCTTTGCTAAGATTGTTGCTAACACAAATGTGGCTGCTTCTGGATATAAGCCACTAAAAGTAGAGAAGAAGATTGTTGCCCATCTTCTTTCCTCTGAGCAGCTTCTACAGTAGGGGCAGCCCGTTCTCACTCTTCCGCCCATTGTTGAGCCTAAGATAGTGAAGCAGTTAGAGCAGATGTCGGGGGCTTCTTCCCAACTGAAGTCTAACTCTGTTCTTAGAACTATATAGGCTGAAGTCTTACCTCCGAAGAACTCAAGAACTTCTTTATACTCTTCTCTGTCGTTTATTTTCAAAAGAGTAGCTCGAAGAGAGTTAGAGAATAAAGAGACTGCTAGAAGGGTTAGTTCATCTAAGTCAGGAATCATTATTTCACAAAAATTGATTTTTTGCAACATTTTTTTCTCCCAAAGCTAGGATTACAGCTTGAGCTACTATTCCTCCTGTATGTGGAACCCAATAGTTCTTATGTTTTTCTATTTCTTCAGCCTCTTTATTGCATAGAGAAGTTATTTTGTAGAAATTAGTAGGACGAGCACTGGGATTATTTCCCATTCTTTTAGTGGAAACTAGTTCTATCTTTCCCGCTCTTACTAGATTTCCTATCATCTTATAAATAGAGGCAGAAGAATAGTTAGGACTAGTAGAGCTTTTTATCCTCTTTATAACCTCGTTGGTAGTGAAAGCAGTAGGAGCTGGATAAGTTGCTACTAGTAAGTTTTCTACGAATAGCCTAGAGAGTTTAATCTTAATCCTAATCTTAGAAGTCATTTTCTTATCCTTTTCTCTTCTTACGTTGCTCTGCTTGACACTGGACACATCTGTCATTAATAGCATATCTACCTTTATTATGATTGAACCCACAAGAAAGTCCTGCATAGACTATATAATTCTCCTGTAAAGCAAAGAGTCTATTTTGCTGGAAAGTAAGTTTTCTTCTAAGGCTAGCAATTGCTTCTCTAGTAGTAGTTATTGCTTTAAACTTATTAGAGTTCATTTGATAGTTCCTTTTTTCTGTTTTAAGAGACTAGTAGATAGATAAATAAGCCTATTGCTGCGATGGCAATAAGAATATCATCTTCCTCTGTTGCACTTCTACCCATGAAGAGGCCAAGTATTATGCAGATACCGACTAATATGAATGTCATCTCAATCTCCCTCTCTCTCACATTCTATTGCTAGGAATTCACAGAGTTTAGCCCTTGAATATTGCATGAAGTCACAGTCTGCTAAGTTATAGCTTATTGGAATTATATTAGTCAGAGCATAGGAGAAATAAGTATTATTTTCTCCTATATAATCTCTTACTCTTTTCTCTGCTTTATCTTTTTCTTCTACTGTAGCTACAGGTATTCCAGATATGGCATTACAGATAAAGCGACAGTCTCTAGACTCTATTAACTTCTTAGCCGCTCTTAGTATTTCTGAGGTTTTCATTTTTTTCTCCTATTATTTAATAAGTCTTACAGTTTTTCCTGCCTCCATTAAGCCACTGTTGAAGAACTCAATCTTCTCTTCAACAGTGTTACCTTTAATCCTTTGGCTCTTAATAGCTGACTCGATAACAGACTTTTTAGCGATTAAGTAAACCTGCTCTCTAGCTCTTGTTGAAGCGGTATAGAAGAGTTCTCTGCTTAAAGAAATCTTATGGTCTCTGTGCATTATAAGGAAGACTCTCCTCCACTCACAGCCTTGAGCTTTATGAACTGTTAAGCAGTAGCCTAAAGTGAAGTTAGCTGGAGAGAAATCTCCTACACTAGAGAGAGTATGAACCTCGCCAGTCTCTAGTTCGAGGTCTACTATATGAGAAGAGGAAAGGACTTTATCTTTAGAGTCTTCATTAAGCATTTCATCTAAGGAAATATTCTCATAGCCTGCAAACATCTCTTCCTCACTAGCTTCTACTAGATTAAGCTCGTCATTGGCTTTTCCTACTCTTATTCCGAATCTAGTTAAATCGGTTCCCTCTCTTTGGGCAGGCTTCCCTCTATAAGCTGAGTTCCTAGAGATTTTTGCAATTGTGCCTACCTGCTTATTGTACATAACTTTGTCTCCTACTGCTAGGTAGATTTTAGCTATTCCAGTTACTATTTCAAAGACAGTAGCATTCCTTCTTTTCCCTAACTCTTGAGCTATCCAGTTATTCATGTTAGTAGTGCCAAGCTGATGCTTATTCCATGGAGAGAGAATTATATCTTCCTCTGGAGAGTAGATTCCTTTGTCCATCCAAGTTGGAAACTGTTTTCCTAAAGCTACAGAGAGAGTAGATTGAGAATGCTGCACATTTCCGCCTTCTATTATTCTATAATCTTCTCCCTCTTCTACCATAGAACCTGCTAGGATATTATGGGCATTCTTAAGAACGAGGGAATCTCCAGCCTGTCTGTAGACTTCTGTTAAACAGACTACTGGGAGTTGGACTAAGCCGTAGTTAAGCACTGAAGTTCCAAAGACTGGCGGGAGTTGGTTAATATCACCGATGAAAATAATCTGAACTCCAGTTCTTAGGGCTGCAAAGAACTTCTCCCATAAATCTAAGCCGACCATTGAAGATTCTTCGACTATTAAGTGGGTAATATCTAAGGGATTAGAAGCTGTTCTTCTTGGTACGAATCTAAATTTTTCCTTATTATCTACTGCATCGAAGTAAGTTTCAGGAGCATATTCTAAGAGATTATGGATAGTAGTTACATTATGCTCTAGAAGAGAAGCTAGGGTAGAATCCTTGTGGATAGCCTTCTTAAGATTACCACTGGCGATTCTCGTATAAGCTACGAAGGCTATCGAAGGAGCTACTACGTAGTCTTTAGTCCCTTGAATTTTGAAGGTATGAGTTCTTAGAAGATTCTGTGCTACTAAGGCTTTAGCTATTTCTCTTTGGGCAGTAGTCTTACCTGTTCCAGCAGCTCCCACTAAACAGAAGCTTTTTCCAGAGAAAGCTAGTTCTTTAGCTAAGAGTTGCTTATCATTAAGACTTATGGAGAGGGAGAAAGCTCCACCATAGGCTTTAACTTCTTCTGTTATTACCTCGGTCTTAGCTTCTATTCTTTGTTCTTCTACCTTTTGAAGAGCTTCTGTAGGTAGAATGATAGTAGGATTAAGGGGAGCCGCAGGCTTGGATTGAGTTTTAAGTAACATTAGCTCCTTAAGAGAAAGCTTAATGTTAGTAGGTAGAATAAGAGCTTCTTCTTTTTCTACTTCTTCCTCTTCTTCTATATAAGAGGTAGCGCCTGCTACTGTATAAGCATTATCTTCATTGAAGGTTTCTTCCTTAATAGTCGGGCTTAATGGCTTAATGTCGTGCAAATGGCCTTCGGCCTCTTCTAAAGCTTTAGCTTTCTTCGCTGCTATCAGTTCTGCTAGGGTTGTCATGTTATTCTCCTTCTTTCGTTATCTTATTAGTTTCTTTCTTTGCTCTTTTCTCTTCCCAGAGTCTTGCTACTGCGAAGTTACCTTCTGTTCTTCGTTGGAAGCTAATAAGGCAGGAAGCTTTCCCTTCATTGTAGAGCTTGCTCTTAAGAGCTGAATCTGCTACTAAGTTATAAGGGGTATGGCTTTTGTTAGGAGAAAAGATTATTCCAAGTTTTAAATCCTCTATGTAGAGAATCTTACTTAATAGGAAAGCATCTTTAATGTTAGCTTTAATTCCACCTACCGAATCCCTGACTCCAAACTCTATCGCTAAGTTTATATGAGCCGGAGTTTTAAGATGTTTATTAAGATTAGAATTAGAGTTAGAATTAGAGGTCATTATCATTCTCCCCTTCTTCTAAGGCAGGCAAGGCTTCTTGCTCTGCTCCAATGTGTAAGCAAACAGTCATAGCTTCTTCTAGTTCTTCAGTTTCTTCTATTACTGGACTAGTTGTTGTTACTAAAGCTTCAAGTCTGTCTATATCTTCTTCGCTAACTTCAATCTTATTATTATTATTTTGCTGAAGGTTGCTTAGTTGTTGGCTCTGTGCGTCGCTGCGCTCCGCTACTAAAGGTTTTCCTGTCTTAAGAGCCATTATCTCTTTCAAACTCATTCTAGGTTTGCTTATGCTATCATCACTTACACTAGCTAAGTCTTTAGTAAAGAGCTGTTTAGCTGCATCATTGGCTGTTAGGTTTCTAGCAATTCCTTTCAGGCTCATGGCTAATTCTAAACTAGTAGAAGTCATATAACGTTCTAAGGCTGCGATAACTTTATTTCCTAGTCCGTCTTTAGCCATTAGGCCTAGAAGGTTCTCTCCTGTTATAGAAAGATTTAAAATCTCTATTAGTTTAGGAGCTGCTACATTCTCTTCTTTCAGAATAGCTATCAGTCTTTTGATAGTAGCTTTAACTTCGGAAGTTAGAACTGTCTTTTCTCTAATAACTTTAGTAGTTATTGAAGTTGTGAATGTTGTTGCTATTGTCCTACTAGAATCTAAGTATTGAGCATGGAATAGAATTGAATTAGTAGAATTCATAAATGAATTAACTAAGTTTGTAATGTTAGTTCCCTTTTGGCTAGAATCTACTATTAGCTGAGAATCTAACGAGATTCTGGGTAGGATTAAGCCTTGCTCTTTTGTTACTCTACTGAATAAGAGCAAGGCTTTAATTAGGCTTATTTGCTGGCATTCTTGTAAGATTAGGTTCTGTTCAATACTAGATAACTTCCCTTCGATCAAGTTTCTTCTTTTCAAGGTTGCTAGTAGCATTCCTGCTAGAATATCTTGTGGGAGTTTTCTTACTTCTTCTTCTTTTTGTAGCAGGGAAACTATGTTCTTTATTTCAGCTAATGGGTTTCTATATTCCATTGTGGCTGTAACAGGTGGTAAGTTAATTGTTATTGATAGCCCGGTTATCTCACAGACTGCTAGTAGTTTCTCGGATTGCTGTAGTTTTAATAGTTCTAGCTTGTTTCTCATATTAGAATTCATTTTACCACCTCGCTTTTCAAGGTAGCGAGTAATTTATATATTCCTGCTATCTGATTAGAGTATAAATGGAATGTTGTAGATGAATCTGCATTCTGTCCATCCATTGCCATAGCATCTATTACTCTATCGGCAACAGCTTTTATTTCGTTATAAGTAGCTTGGTTCATTCTTAATTCTCCTTTAACAGTTTAGTTGTTTACGGTTTATCAGCTAAAAGGGGGAAGTTTACGCTTCCATTTTCAGCAACAGGAATTCTAACCTATTCCTTTAATATATGCAATAGTGGAGAGTAAATATATTTTCGTTTTTAATCAGACACTTCCGGCACTCGTAAAAATCACTTTTTACCTCCCTGCCATCGTGAAAATTGATCGGTGAAAATTCATGGTTTTCTATCTTCTATCTGTCTATATAACTTAGTCTGTTTATAGCTAAACTAGTAAGCTAGATAGATATAAAAGGTTCTAAAGAGTATTAGAATATAACTATAATTTACATATGACCCTTGAAAATTTTTAAATAATCTTTTTTTTCCCTTATCTTAGCTTTATAGCTTAGTCTAGTCTCTTACCTAGTAGCTAGTCTTTAGCCTTTACTAGGTAGGAAATAATTTTCCCTCTTTTTTCGCTGATGTGTCCCCCCTAAAAAGTGATTTATTCGAGTTCCAAAATTTCCTGAATAGGTTAATTTATTATCTCTACCTATAAATAGAGAATAAATCCTTCAAAGGGGTTGACTTTCAAATTCATTCAGGTATAGTTAGCGAAGTTGCAAAGCGTTTTCTTTCCCGCTTCTAATTGGAAAGGATCTTAAAAAAGGAGTATTAAAATGCCTAAAATGTCTAATAGTTTTGAAATGGTAGTAAGTGAAAAAGAAGGCGGTAAATATGTTCCTCGTGGTAAGGTTGCTGTATTCTATCCAACCTTGGCTGATTTGAATGTTATCAATGCTACTGTAAAGGAAACTTCAGAGGATGGCTTCCCTATCTATTCTGATGACCTGCACCAGTGGATGTTTGATAGTTGCCTCGCTAGCACTAAGGCCGCCGCTAGAAACAAATTGGAAGTAGTTAGCGGCGTAGTAAGGTTGAAAGATGGCCTCGCTATCGCGGAAACAACCGAACAGTTGCTCGAATCTGGCGGAGGTAATAATGGCGCGGCTTTGCAGGCTATCCGCGATTTCTTGGCGGCGGCAAAGGCGTGGCTGGCTACTACCGGCAAAAGCTCCGGCGTTCAAGCCGCTGTTCTGGCATTCTGGACTCGGGTTGACACCATAGCCTTAATCGAAGACCGTGCGAAAAAGGAGAAAATCCAGCAATATCTGGCACTTTTCGTGGAGACTATCACAGTCGAGCAAGCAACAGCATGGCAACGCCGCATCGAAGCAATCGACGCAATGTGTTCCTCTGCTGATAACGCACTGGATAGCGCAGACTTCTAAGCCAGCTAGTAACTTAGCTTCAACCTTAGCCCTCCCGTAAAACGGAGGGTTTTTTATTGTTCAACCGACGAACGGTCGTTTTTAGCCGACGAACGGTATAGACAGAAGGGAACTATTAAATTATTATCTTGCCTTAGTAAGTGAATAACACTAAACCGCGAACAGAATAGTATAGTATGGAAGCCCGGCGGAAGTATTCGGAACTAAGCGAAAGGTGAAGGGCGAAGTTTCAAGCTGTAAAGATTCAAGTCTTTTTACTAGAAACTAAACTGTTTAATAAAGGAGTAATTACCATGAAGTCTACTAATATTTATCATAACGCTCTAGGCCAACCAATGACAAGGGAAGCATTCCATGCCCTTCAATTAGCAATGCGTTTTAATTACTGCGACTACTATCAGCTATTGCGATATGCCAAAGCTAGGAATGTCTCGGAGCCTTTGCTACGGCTTGCCCGGCAGCTCGTTGCAGCGGAGGCATTCGACAAAGCTAACTCAACAAATCAAGCCGATCAGCTACCAGCATTCCTACGCAGGCAAGCCGCATAACTGACTTCGTTTCTAGCCTCTAGCTTCCTTTGATTTTAGAGGGGGGCTAGAGGCTTTTTTTGGTTTGAGATTGGCGCGCGTATCAATAGTCTCTAAAAAATTTTACTAAACTTTTTCACTTATCTCTTGACAACTAAAAAGCCCTATGTTATCTTTCCTTATACATTAGCAGTAAAGGAATCTATTATGAATGAGGAAAGAGTAATCAACTTATTAGCTTCCGGCCTCAATGCGAATCAAGTTTCTACAATAGTAGGTTGCACCCCTGCCAGAATCTCTCAACTCTTAAAGGATGAGAGCTTTGCCTTAAAACTTAGAGCTAAAGAAATAGAGACTAATGCCGGAGATATAGAAGAAATCTCCCTAACTGCTAAATATCATGCAGCAGAGAGTGCTCTAATAAAGCAAGTAATGGAGATGGCGCCCCTTGCAGAACTTAGAGATGTAACAGCAGCCTTAAGAGTTGTAGGAGAGAGAAGAATCCAAAAAGAAATTGCTAAGAATCCTTCTCCCTTAGGTGGAACCCCAGTTTATAACACAGTTATCCAGCTCTCTCTACCTAATCATGCTCTCCCAGAAATAGCTATTACTAAGCAGAGGGAAATAATCTCAATAGGAGAGAGAAACTTGGCTCCTATGACTTCAACCGGAGTAACAAATCTCTTTAAACAAATAGAAGACAATAAGACTAATTCAATTAACTTAAAACTAGGAGAAGATAATGAACTTTCAAGAATTCCTCAAAGCCCAACAGAAACTTTTACAGCAACTCCTTCAGAAGAAAACGCAGAAGCAGAATTCTTAGAAGCTATGAGGGCTTAAATCATGGCAACTCCACTAGAGCAACTCCAAGAACTTCTGACTTCTCCTAAAGTAGTAGCTTGGGCCGAAGGAGTGCAGGGTAGAATGGCTCATCCACTAGAAGCTATTGCACAAGCTTCTCAAGAATTTACAAAGCAACCAGTGGATGAGCTAACTTCCTCTCTCATAAGTGGTGGAGTGGGTTCTATACGCCGCCCATTACGAGATAACTTCATACGAATGCTGCAAGATGAGGTTCCTATACTACATAGAGAAATTAGTGCAGGAAAACTTTTAGATATGACAGGAGGAGGCTCACCATTTGGTGCTCCTAGAGAACACTATGCAGAACTTCCAGAAATGGCATTAGGCCAGGGTAGTAATAGGGGAATACGCTACAGTATCTCAACTGAGGGGATTAGAGGAAAGACTAACCTAGATAAACCATTGTTAGATAAAGCATATGAGCAGGGAGCTGGAGAATTCTTAGTAGATGCTCAACCAAGTGATATCCTTAAGCGTATGAAATCGCTAGAGATCACTGAAGAGGCCTATACTGGTCTGTCTAAAGTTGAGCGCAGAAGAATTGATAATCTGCTATCGCACCTAGAGCAGCAAGGCGTAAAAGTGTCAAAAGTAAAGAAGTATAGTAGATGAGCCAAGATGAAGTCCAAGACATAAACGTCTCTCTATCTGATGCCTACGAAAGAGGCAGGGCAGATATTAATTTTTTTAGTGCTCTCTGTATGCCAACTGTTTGCCTTTACTCTCTTCCTGAGTTCTATATAGTAGTCTGGAAACTCTTCGTAGAATTTTACGAAAGCGATGATGAGGAGTTAGGAGATTTACTTCGCTTTGCTCTAGGCTTACCTCGTGGCCATGCTAAGACTACTTTCATTAAAATCCTAATATGCTGGCTGATAGTCTATGACAAAGTCTCCTTTGCCTTGATAGTCTGCTCTAACTCAGACTTAGCCGACAATTTATTGAGTGATATTAACGACATCCTTGCTTCTCCTAATATGGAAGCAGTCTACGGACAGTGGGCGGCCGCCCTAGCTACTGACAGTGCAGACACTAAGAAAGCTGCCTATCATGGAAGACCTGTAGTTCTAGTAGCTAGAGGTTGGAGCGCCGGAGTTCGTGGTATTAACCTCAAGAACCAGCGTCCAGACTTCATCTTCTGTGACGACGTACAGACTAGAAAGAATGATGAATCTCCTACAGAGAGACTAAATTTATTAAAAGAGTTGGTAGGAACAATCTTTAAGTCTTTAGCTCCTCGTGGTAAGAGACTAATAGCCTATGTAGGTAACATGTATTCTGAAGATTGTATTCTTAATCAGTTTAAAAACTCTTCTACTTGGATTTCTATGATTACTGGAGCGATATTAGAAACAGGAGAGCCGCTCTGGCCAGCCCTCCACTCTATAAGAGCTCTAAAAGAATCCTATGAGCATGACGAACAACTAGGATTAGCCCATGTCTGGTTTGCAGAGGTAATGAATGACCCTCAATCTATAGCTCTTTCCTTACTTCCTAATCCTATTCCTCCTTGTCCTCTAACTAAGATAGAAGATCCTGATGGAGTCTTCATAACGATAGACCCAGCAGGCTTTAGAAAGACTTCAGATGATAATGTAATAGCAGTTCATTATATATTCGATTCTAAGGGTTATATAGCTGCTACCTCCAAAGGTATAATGGATCCTCAAGAACTCGTCAGAACTGCCTTAACTATGGCAATAGAGCATGGAGCTTCACTTATAGGAGTAGAAGATACCGGCTACCAACAAACTCTAGTATTCTGGCTTGAACATTTCATAAAAGTCTATAATATAACTGGCATAGCAGTAGTACCTCTCAAGCCTCATGGAAGAAGTAAAGAATCTCGTATCCGCCAGTTCATAGCAGAACTTTATAAACTCAATTACTTCATCCTATGTCCTACAACTCGTAGAGACTATACTTGGCAAGCTTCCTGCTACAAAGTAGGAAAGTCTGACAATAGAGATGACTTACTAGATGCTATAGCTTACGGCCTAGATATTAGAAACGAATATTGGAACAGGATAACAAACACCAAGAGAGCAGCAAAAGAACTAGCGGGAATTTGTGGAGTAATAGGCGATAATACACCATTCTAAAAGGAATAAGACTATGATGAAGGAAGCGAATAAAGAGCAAGGAATGTGTATGGATGATGTAGAGCTTACTCTCCGTAGATTCGCCACAGAACAAAAAGATGAAGCTCTTATGAAACTCTTAAGTTCTATGTTCACAGAAACAGCTGAGCAGAAGGTAAAGCATGAAACTGCTAAGGGTGATAAGATGGAAGACTCTAAGGAAAAGGAATAAATAATGGCAACCCCACAACAAACTCCAGCTAATAAATCTTCTCTCCTCATCCCCTCTGAGGAAGCTCAAAAGCTAATAATCGAATATACTACTCGAATGCTCACAGAGCATAAGAAGTTCAACGATTATCAAGCTAAGATGGAAGCTATTGACGTAGCCTATGCTCGCTATCAATCTAATAAAGACTCCACTACTGGGATAGTCTCTCAGCAAGGAATCGACGCGGCCACTACTCCAGTAGGAGTTCTTAACCTTCCTTCTACAGTTCCACCAGTCCTAGTCTCTCAAGTAGATTCTATGGTAGCCTACTTAGCTGATGTGTTCCTGTCTGGCTCTCCGCTCTTTCCTATAGTCTCCAATCCCTCTAACCGAGTTGAAGCTGAGACCCTAGAGAGCTTAATAGATGATCATGCCACCCTCGGCGGCTATGCTCGTCAACTTCTTATGTTCTTCAAGGATGGAGTAAAGTATAACATCTCCGCTATAGAAGCTGATTGGGTTTCCATAGATCAATATTCCTTGGCGGACACCCTAGAATCTACAGCACAGAAACTTTCAAAGGTTTCTACTTTCTATACCAAACTCAAGCGCTGGGATCCCTATAATACAGTGTGGGATCATAATGTCTCTCCAGGAGACGTAGCTCAAGAAGGAGATTACGCAGGTCATATTGAAATTCTTTCAAGGACTAAACTCAAGAGACTCTTAACTCGCTTAAGTGTAGAGGGTGAAGTTATTAACGCAAGGGAAGCAATTAAAGCTTCTCCCACTTCTGGAGCTGAGTCCTTCACTAACTACAGAATGCATCCTCAAGTCTCGGATTATATAACATCTCGTAGGCCTATTGATGGACTTAATTACTATGAATATATAACAGGTAACAAAGAGACTTCAGGAAGACTCACATCTGGTAACTACGAAGTCTTTACCTTCTATGCTAGGATTCTACCAGATGAGTTTAAGTTAAAAGGAACGGAATCTAGAACTCCACAAATCTGGAAGTTTAGAGTTGTTAATGGCGCTATAGTAATTCAAGCTAAAAGGATTATCTCAGCCTATGATTTCCTGCCAGTTCTCTTTGGCCAGCCTCTGGAAGATGGCTTAGGTAATCAAACTCAGTCGATAGCTGAAGCTTCTATTCCCTTCCAGCAAGCAGCAGCTACCCTAGTTAATATAAGATTCAATGCAGCTAGAAGAGCAGTTTCAGACCGAGCTTTATATGACTCTGACCTTATAAAATCTTCTGATATCAATGCCCCAGTTCCAGCTGCTAAGATACCAGTTAAGTCTAATTCCTTAGATTCTAACAAAAGGATTCAAGATGCTTATCACCAAATTCCTTTTGATTCTCGTGGTACTGAGACAACAATCCAAGACGCTATGGCAATAGTAGGATTTGGGAAAGAGCTTTCCGGCATTAACAATCCTATGCAAGGTAAGTTCCAGAAAGGTAATAAGAGTGTAAAAGAGTGGGATGATACTATGGGAGGAGCAGATGCTCGCTTGCGCCTACCAGCTTTAACTCTAGAGTATCAAGTCTTTATGCCTCTCAAAGAACTTATTAAACTCAATATCTACCAATATGGCCAAGATTCTATTACAGTATCACAGAGAACAGGTAAAGAGTTTGAAGTTAAGATCTCTAAACTCAGAGAGAAAGTTCTTTCCTTTAGAGTTGCAGATGGTTATACTCCTAAGTCTAAACTTGCTGCTACAGACTCTATTATGCAACTTATGCAACTCTTAGGTCAATCTCAACCTCTTCAAGCTACTATGGGCAACATGCTTCCTGGAATGTTTGTCCACTTAGCACAACTCATGGGAGTAAGAGGTCTTGAAGAGTATGCGCCACAACCAGAGCAAGCACAGCAGAATCTTCAAGCTTCTCAAGCAATAGAACAACAGAGAGTAGATCAACAAGGAATGGTAGCTCAAGCTCAGGCAGCAGCTGCTCAACAACCACAACAATAAGGAATTATTATGTTCAATACTCAAACGCTAACTAAGACAGAAGAGGATATCCTTGTTGATCTCCTTACCAATCCTGTTATAAAGAAATATCTCTCCATTCTAGCAATGGAAGATACTAAAGAACTCTTAGCATTCCCTGCTAATAGTAAAACCGCCCAAGAGATAGCTATTGCACATGCAACCGTGCAAGGTAAACTCTCTGTAATATCAACCCTGTATTCAATCACCAAACAAGAAAAGGAGCAATACCATGAGCAATTTCATCGCAGACATGTTTAAACCTAAAGAGGTAGCCCCTATCAAGGTAGAGGTCTCTAACTCAGAGAATCCTGGTACTAAGGAAGGTACTGACCCGAACAATCCAAAGAATCATACCGAAAATCCCCTTGATTCCTACGCCAAGATGTTTGAGAATGCTACTAAGCAATCAGACAACGTAGCTCCTGCTTTCTCACTTGATCCTTCTGTCCTTGCAGATGTCTCTAGCAAGATGGACTTTACTAAGGGTATCAACCCAGAATTGGTAAAGAAAGCTCAAGAGGGTGATGCTAATTCTATGATGCAACTGATTCAAGAAGTTGGTCGTAACTCATATCGTGCTTCCCTAGAGCACGCCACAAAGCTCACAGAGACTCACCTCGGACAACGCTCTGACTTCGAGTCTAAGAGAGTTCAGCAAGGAGTAAAGCAACAACTTACTTCTGATGCTCTCTCTTCCAATGCCAACTACAACCACCCAGTAATTAAGAACGAACTTAACAGGATTGCTAGAGATTTCGCTAGTTCTCCAGAGTATGCAGATGCTTCTCCTCAGCAGATAGCTAGTGCTGCTAAGAAGTATTTGGATGACATTCATAACGCTATGAATCCTGCCGATAAATCTAAGGATTCTGCTGGTAATACTAAGCCTGCTGAAGTAGACTATATGGCTTACATCACAGGTTAGTTTTAAACTTTTTAACTCTTATAAAGGAACTACAAAATGCCACTCTTAACTGGTGTATTTAATACTTCTCTGAATCCTGCGGAACTCAATGCCCGTAGTTTCTCGGATACAATCCTTCGACTCTTCCCTAATGGCTCCGCCCCTCTCTTTGCACTGGCCTCTAAAGCTGGTAAGAAGGTTGCAAAGTCTTCTACTCATGGTTACTTCTCCAAGACTATGACGTTCGTAACCACCACTTCTACAGCTGGTGATACGAACGTAGCTACTTCCTTGACAGTAGGTTCTACTACTGGCATGACAGCTAACATGGTTCTGCATAATGTAAGGACTCGTGAGAACTATCGTATTGTCAGTGTAACTGATGCAACTACTGTAGTTGTTACTCGTGCATTCGGGCGTGTTACAGCAGCAGCTCTGAATGCAGCAGATAAGATTCTGCAAGTAGGTACTGCCTTTGCAGAAGGTTCTCTGCGTCCAGCATCTCGTCAACTGGCAACGACTTATATTGCTAACTATACTCAAATTTTCCGTAATGCTTGGGGGTTGACTGATACTGCTCGTGCTTCCCTCTCTGAGATTGGCTACAGCAACGTAAGCGAAAGTCGTAGAGACTGCTCCCTGTTCCATTCAGTAGACATGGAGAGTGCAATCCTCTTCGGTCAAGCTAAGATGGATACCACGACAGCACAACCTACTCATTCGACTCAAGGTATCATTGATGCTATCTATCAATATGCTCCTGGTAATGTGAATGCGGCAGGTGGTACTACGACCTATCCTCAGTTGGTTGCCTTGGTAGAAGAGTTCTTCAACTACTCTACTGATATTGGTAACAATGGTGAGCGTATCGGCTTCGTAGATCGTAAAGCTATGCAAGTCATGACCGATATTGGTCGCCTGTCTGGTCAAATTCAGATTATGACCTCTGAGACTGGCTTTGGTATGAAGTTCACTAGTTTCCGCTTCTATCAAGGTACTATCAATCTGGTACAGCATCCTCTGATGAATGGCCTCGATCCTACTGGTGGTAATATGCTAGTAGTAGACTTGGCTGCTGTCAAACTGGCTTATATGGCTGGTCGTGATGCAGTTCCAGAAGAGTATGGCGTTGGTATGAAGTCTGTAGAACTAGGCACTGATGGTATCGGTGGTTCTCTGACCTCTGAGTTCGCAGTAGAACTCATCAACCCATTCGCTTGTGGCTATGTTACTGGCTTGACCGCTGGTGCTGCTGGTTAAGGTTAAAAGCGAAGGGCTTTTAGCAACCTAGGATTGGGTTATCCTCCTTTCCCTAACAAGTCCTAGGTTGCTTTTCTTTTAAGGAAACTAATATGTCAATCATTATCCCAATAGTAGAAACTAAAAAAGCTGTAGAAGAAAAGAAGGAATATAGGGTAACCTCGCATCCTTTTACCTTCAAAACAGGTTCTTCAATCTTAAAACCCTCTATTGAGGGAATCTACACTCCTAAGTCTAAGGAAGATACTGAATTCCTAGACTGGCAAGTAAAGAAACAAAACATTTCTTACTCTTAAACTTTATAGAAAGAAGGTGATATCATGGTAGCTCAAATCATAGCACTAAATTCCGATGGTGCTTATTCTCTCGAAACAGTAGCAGCTCTTGGTGCAGTAACAGCTTCGGCGGGCGGCGGACTAGACCTTACAGCAAATGACATCACACTGGATGCTACCGTAGATGGTAAGGGTTTGCTTAATACAGCTGGAGTTCTCTCTGTAGTTCTTCCAGGACGTGGTGCTCAGACTGCTATTACTACCGCTGGTGCTGGCGTCTTGACTGCAGCTGGTATTGTAGCAGGTCTTATCATGCGCACTGGCCCAACCGCAGCTTACACTGATACCACAGATACAGCAGTAGCTATCATTGCAGCCTTGAATGATCCAGCTATTGGCGACTCGTGGGAGTTTACTCATGTAAATGGAGTAGCTCATATCTGTACTCTGGCAGGCGGTGTTGGTGTTACTCTGGCTGGCGTTACTGATAATGCAGCATCTAAAGTGCGTAGGTATCATTGCCAGATGACAGCCGCTGCCACTGTTACTATCACTGGTATAGGTGAACTGGTAGCTTAACAAAAGTTTTAGACTGTTTAAGTCTCCTTACTTAGTAATAGGTAGGGAGCTTTAAGAAGTTTAATGAAAGGGAACAAGAATGAACTTCACAGAGATTCATACAGAAGTCTTAAGACTAACAAAGCGTCCCGATAAGACGGTCGAAGCCGCTACTGCTATTAACAGGGTGGTTTCTTTTTTGACTCTTAAAGGCAATTTCGCGCAAGACTTCCTAGAATCTTCTTTGACAGTAGATTCTACTTCCTATGGCACAACTATAGCTTTAACTGCTCTGACAAGATTTAGGAAGTTCAAATATATGAAGCCAACAGGAAAAAGATACTACTTATCTCCTTTAGCAGCTGACATGATCCTTACGCCTAAAGGTAATGTTCAACCTAATGTCTATTATGTAAGTGGGACTTCCTTAACCTATACTCTTAGTGAGTTAACTACTGCTCTGGAAGTAGGTTACTTCTCTTATGCTCCAACTTTAGATGCAGTAGTTCTTCCAACTCACTGGATGTTTACTATCATGCCTTATGCTATTATAGATCTGGCTGCGGCTAAGGTCTTCATGGATTGTGGGGATGAGGCTTCCTCAAGACTCTCTACAGCTACTGGGATGGAATTCTTTTTAGCAGCTAGAAGAGATATGCAGGAGAATGAATAATGACTGCCTTTGTTCCTAAAGGAACTTCTGGAGCAGGAACTGGAACTTCAGCTCACTCTTCTTTAACTGGTTTACAAGGTGGAGGGGCTGGGCAATACTATCACCTTACTGCAGCAGAGTATGCTTCTCTATCAGGTCTAACCTCAGTCTCTCATTACGAGCCTGTGCTAGCTTCAGTAAATGGCAATTTAGATGTAACTTACATAGCAGGAACTTCTCTGGTTCCTGACTTTCTTCTCTCCTCTACAGGAGATATTATCATGGGAATAGGAGCATAGAATGCTGCATAAGAATATAGTACTAGGTGACACTCATCTTGCTCATAATTGGTCATATGCAAATGCGGCCGCCAGAATAGCAGCTACAGGCTTTGTAGCAGCTGATCTAACAAAATTAGCTCTTCAAACAGATGATAATACCCTCTGGATTCTAACAACTACAACTCCTACCTGGGCTTCTGTAGGAGCTGGTAGTGCTGTACAGAATAACACTGCTGCAGGATGGACCTCTGCTAATCCTACTCTTGCTGTGGGAGTTATAGGTTATGAGACAGACACTACTAAGTTTAAGATAGGAGACGGAGCCACTGCTTGGACTTCTCTTCCCCACTGGCGCTATGTTCCAGAGCATATCACTGTCACTACTATAGGTGGAACTACTGTTCTTACTGCTGAACAGAACAAAGCTACTTCTATAGCAACAGCCGGTTTACTGGTCAGTAATGCTATTATAGTCACTGATAACACAATGGCTCCCTTTGTTGCGGAGAACCTTAATACAGGAGCTTTCACAACAACCTTTAAAACAGCAGCAGGAACAGGTGTAGCAGTGACACAAACTCAGCATCAGCTTCTCTATGCAGATGGAGTTAATGTAGAAGCTGCTTCCTCAGCAGGAGCTGGTAGTGGTGATGCTCTAGTAGCTAATCCACTTAGTCAGTTTGCAGCAACTACCTCAACTCAACTTGCTGGAGTTATTAGTGATGAGACAGGAACAGGAGCTTTGGTGTTTGCTACTTCTCCAACCTTAGTAACTCCAGCACTAGGCACTCCTGCCTCTGGTGATCTCAGTAACTGCACTGCTGTGGCTAAACTAGCTACTCTGAATACCTACACTAAGAATGGAGATCAATCAGTATCAAGTTTGGATACGTCTAAGTTCCGTCGTGGTACATGGAGCGATCCTGGAGTCTTATCTGGAGGCATCTACACGCTACTTGGTGAGTTATGTATGTGGTACTGGTCTGATAACGTGGCCTTAGATGCATCCGGGAATTTCCTTGGAAGAGATGTTACAGATGCCTGCTTCTTGGTTGCATTTACTGAGTCTGGGCTAGAGAAGGTATATTATGCAGCTTCAGATACTGCCGGAGTGGTTCCTACTTGGGTGCTTAAATCTACTATAACTAGAAGCACAGGAACAGAGAGTTCCTCTGGTAACTTAACAAAGACAGGAACTATTGCAGGAAGTAATATCAGTGCTACAGGAACAGTAGCTGCTGGTTCTGCTAATAGTGGTACGAATACTGGAGATAACACTGTAGCTACTGCCTTGACTGGCGCCCCGACGATAGAAGTCACTGCGATCAACCTAGGGCACGCAAGTGATACTACTCTCACAAGAGTAAGTGCAGGAGTTATCTCGGTAGAGGGTGTGACAATTCCATCTATCTCTTCCACTAATACATTAACAAATAAGAGAGTTACAAGTAGAACTTCTACAGAAGCTTCCTCAGCTACTCCTACTATCAATACAGATAATGTAGATAAGCACTCGATAACAGCCCTAGCTGTAGATATTACTTCTATGACTACGAACCTTACAGGCACTCCCGTAGATGGTGATAGTCTTATTATCGAGATAACAGGGACAGCAGCAAGGGCTATAACTTGGGGGGCTTCCTTTGAGTCTTCTACAGTCACGCTCCCGGCTACTACTGTAATGACTGCCATGCTCACAGTAGGCTTCTTGTGGAATGCTGCTACTAGCAAATGGCGTTGTGTAGCCGCTGTGTAAGGAAAGACTATGAGCCAACTTAAAAAGATAGTGATGTTAATGGCTAAAGTTGGGGTAGCTGGTAATGCCCCTCCTTCTGTAGAATATTTAGTAGTAGCCGGAGGCGGAGGTGGCGGTTCAGCTAGTTCTGCCTATGGTGGCGGAGCTGGTGCTGGCGCTGGAGGATATAGGACAGCAGCTGGATTAGCAGTATCTGCTGGAACTCCTATTACTGTAACAGTAGGAGCTGGCGGAGCTTTTGGAGATGGAACCACAGGAGCTGGTGGTGGGGCTGTTACTGACGGCTCAGTAGGCAATACTTCCTCTTTTGGAGCTATAACTTCAGATGGAGGTGGTTATGGAGCTAAGGCTGCTATAGATAGAGCAGGTGGCAATGGAGGTTCTGGTGGCGGTGGTACTTCTGGTACTGGAACTAACGGAGTAGGTGGGACTGCTACAGCAGGACAAGGTAATAATGGAGCTACTGCGACTATTAGTTACAGAGGAGCAGGAGGTGGAGGGTCTAGTAGTGCCGGCTCTGGTATTACGAAAGGGGCTGGTACATCCAGTAGTATCAGTGGCTCTGCTGTTACTTATGCAGCAGGAGGCACAGGAAGAGATAATATCGCAGGAACAGAACCAGCCCCAGCCGGAGCTACGAATAGTGGCAATGGAGGAGATGGCGCAGCTAACCAGAACGGATATACTAGAGATGGAGGAGCTGGTGGCTCTGGCATAGTTATAATTCGCTATGCAGATACATACGACAATGCAACCTCTGTGACGAATGGAACACTGACAACAGGTGGTGGGTATAAAGTTTACACATTCCTGACCTCAGGTAGTATTACATTTTAAAGGATTTTAAAGGATTATAATGGCACATTTTGCTGAGATAGATCAAAACAATATAGTTCTTCGTGTCCTAGTGGTAGATAACGCACATGAAGTAGGAGGTTCTGAGTTCCTTAAGTATGATCTCAACTTAGGAGGAAACTGGGTTCAGACCTCTTATAATGGGACTATAAGAAAGAACTTTGCTGGAATTGGTTACTACTACGATAAGAACAGGGATGCTTTTATTCCTCCTACACCTTACCCATCCTGGATTCTAGACGAGACTACCTGCCAGTGGATTGCTCCCATTCTCTACCCCACAGATGGTCTATTGTATACTTGGGATGAATCCATTACTAATTGGAGAGTTAACTGAGATGAGTTCTTTCAATAGAAGAAGTTGTGATTGTCCAGCAGGCCATTCTTCTCCCTGCCCTGCATTGCAAGATCATGCCGAGGTAGTCTCTATTATCCACACAGATTTGATAGAAATTAAGATGACTCTTCAAGATAATAGAAAAACAGTAGATGCTATGTTAGAGATTCTAACTGCATGGAGTCAAGCTAAAGACTTTATTAAGACTGTTCAATTACTAGCTGACATAGCTAAATGGTTTGTAGTGCTGGGAGCTACAGTTGGGGCTATTCTTTACTTCTTTAAGAAATGAAAAGAGAGATGAATAAAGCCCTTCTTCTTCGCCTGAAATCAACAGCCCAAGGAACTCCAGGATCCTTGTATATAGATAATCTCATTCTGCATACTATGGAGCTTCCCTTCCGAGATAATATCAAACAAATATCTTGTATTCCTGAAGGAAGTTATATTTGTAAATGGATTAAATCTCCTAAGTTTGGTTGGACTTATCAAGTTACTAATGTTTCTGGCAGAGGAAATATCCTTATTCATTCTGGTAATTTCGCAGGAAATAAGGACATGGGATTTAAGACTAATAGTCATGGCTGTATTCTACCTTGTGAGAAGTTAGGAAAAATGGATGGAGTTCTCGCTGGACTTATCTCTAGGCCAGCAGTAAGAAAACTTAACGAAGCAATGAAGATGGAACCTTTTCTTCTCTCTATAAGGAATACTTGAAATGCTTGAAATAATCTTAGGAATCTTTGGAAGTGGCGGCTTCGGCTCTATAGTAGGCCTTGTTGGGGGCTACTTTAATCGTAAACTAGATCTTGAGGCAAAGAAGATAGACCTCGAAGATCATAAACTTCAGCGAGAGCATGAACTCCTCGAAAAAGAAGCTGATCGTAAGTACATGGAAACTGAGTATGCTAACAAAATCCAAGTAGCTACAGTAGAAGGAGAAACAGCTACTGAGGTTGCAGGATATGACGCCATGGCTGAGTCTTATAAGTTCGCGGCGCCTACCTCGGCTGATGGCTGGGTAGATAAACTCAGTAAAGTAGTAAGACCTATAATAACCCTCTGCTTCCTTTTAGGAACAACTATCATATTCTGGCAGTTGCAGAAGTTAGTAGATCAGTTAGGAGTCGCTATTGATCCTAAAGAGACTATGCGTTTATATGTACTTGTTATAGAATGGATTCTCTTTCAAGCCGGTGTTTGCATAGGCTGGTGGTTTGCAATGCGGCCCGGTAAAGCTCCTACCTTTTTAAGGACTTAAGAAATGGCAACCGCCCAACGCTATCCTCTCTCAACAGCTAGTGGTCAAGCTATCCCCTTAGAGGTAATTAAGCCTCTAGGGGTTTTACTAGTTGATTTTACGGCAGCTGGTTATATAGCTAATGCTATTCCTGCTGAGTATGTTGACAAAATCTTCATTGCTTCCTCTTCAGAGGATTGCTATATTGCAGCATCAGCTTCTCCTGTAACTCCAGTAGTAGGAACAGTAGCTGTAGATGTTATCCATGTGCCAGCCTCCATGATAGTAGCTTTCGTAGGGAACTCAGCCACTCTGAATGTTAGAGGAGTTTCCGCTACTGGTAGAGTCGTTCTACAGATAGTAGATACTTGGTCAGGTCTAGCTCTTGAGCAGCAAGTTACCAGAATCTAAGAGAAAGAGAAGGAAAACAAAATGGTTCAGCGTGTTAAGATTATAGACGTAACCAAGAGCTTCGTGGTAGTAGATCCTAACTACTTCCCAGAGAATCAAGGCTATACTCAGAACGAAGATACTCCTGAGAAGATGCCTCCAATTCTTTCTTACGAAGGTTATAACTTCCTTCCTACAGTCTATGGCTACAGAAGTTACTTCGGGCTTAATTCCACTCTTAATATAACTGCATTAACTTCTAGAGTTGATAGAGTTCTAGTTCTTCAGAAGGACACTTATCAGAATATCCTAGTAGCTCTCTGTGAAGATGGGATGTGGACTACTACTCCATCCATTGCTTCTTCTGCATGGACTAAGGTCTCTGCTAGAACTGTCCCAACTGTTGGAACTCATAAGAACTGGAGTTTCTGCATCATAGAGAATACCTTCTATGCCTATAGAGAAGGGGAAACTAATGTAGATAAGATAACTTATGCTGGAGTTGTCTCTGTCTTTGTTCCTACATTCTTAAACATGGCAGGACAGAAGGGCATCTTTAGAGCAGGGGGAAGATTAGGATTCTGGGATTCAGCTAACTCAGTAAGTTGGAGTGACTTAGCAGTCCTTTCTGATTTTACTCCATCTGTAACTACTAGAGCAGGCAATGCTACTTTCAATGGAGTCAGAGGAAGGATTGTCAATATTCTACAGCAAGGAGATGGCTTCGTTATCTACACAACAAAAGGAATTGTTGGAGTAAGATTCACCAATGACATAGCCCTTATATGGGAAGCTAACACTGTCTCTGATACAGCTGGTATCGCTTATCCTTTCCAAGTAACTACAGGGATTACTGACATTGAGCATTATGCTTTCACTAACACAGGTATTAAGAAATTAGGAGCGTTCAATGCTTTAGCTAAGAGTCACCAGTTTGAGGAAGTTCTTACTGATACCTATGATTTGCTGAAAGAGAGTAACTCTCCTGTTTACTTAGATTTTATGAATGGGAGATATTTAATTCTTTCTGTGATTGATAATACTTATATAGATGGTAGAGTTAGTTTTAGTTATCATACTATAGATACTGTTACTAATAGAGTTTTACAGAATAATGGAGCTTGGACAGGAGCCTATACTACCCCACTAAATGTAGTAGGAATAGTAGGACTTGTTTATACGCCTAGAAGTGTAGCAGCCTCTATCGCTACTAATATGAGTGCAGGCGTTTTAGAGAATGACATTCTGTGGTGGAATTCCACTATAGCCACAGTCTGTCCTGTGCCTCCGCCTGATATGACAGCAGCAATTCCTTATACCATAGATGCTAGTACCTATCAACATGTTCCTAATACTCCTATCTATATAGGAGTTACATTCAATTCTAAAAATGCAGTTCCATATACTGATGCTGCTGCTCTTACTACTCTAACAGGAACTGATGTTCTTGCTAGTGTCTCATATGTTAACGGGGGCGCCAAGATGTGGGGAACCCTTGCAGCTTCCTTAGGACAGAAAGGTGTGCCAGATGAGTTCATGATAGAAGCTTTTTCTGCACAGACAGCAGAGTGGGCTAACTTTGCAACCATTCAAGCCGCTAATAAAGTGGCTATCGAAGCTATTCCAAACAAAGTAAATACAACCGTAGTAGGTGGAACTGCCTATGCTAGTAGTGCTTTAGCTCAAACTGCCATAGATGTGTTAGTAGCAGCCGGAGGAGGAACTGGCAGTACTCATCAAGTAGGAGCTGATGTTCTAGTAGGAAGTTTTCTTGATGGAGGAGGCACACTAGCTGCTCCAGTTGTAACTACTCCACCTTCTATAGGTTTTAATAACTACTCATTGACTAGAACTTTCTTAGGTGGCTGGGATGTAAAGAAGAGAACTGTTAGGACCTATTCTATAAGAGCTGGAGTCTCTACTGTTTCGATGTATCAAGCAACACTAAATGATCCGAATGGTTCAATAATAGTAGCCAGTGATTTTCCCTATACTCCAACAGTGAAACTGAGTTTGACGAGTTACTATGAGGCATGGATACAGATACTAGCAGCTGCCCCAAACTTTACTGGAAGATTTGTTGCATCTCCTGGCTTTACTTATAATTTCAGTAACCCACAGGCATCCCCTGATACTCCTGGTACTGTAACAGGTATATTCTATGATCTATTCCAGACTATTCCAGGCCCTGGAGGAGCTGCTGGAACAGCTCAAGCCTTTGGTGTAGGACTAGCTATGGTAAATTCGCTTCCTTACTATATAGACTACTTCGACACAGTCTCTATTGTAGTAACAGCTAATCCTACAATAACAGCTGACTCTACTTTCACCGCTCAACAACTTAATCTTCGTTGGGCTTACATAGCTCAAGGAGAGCCCTTAGGTTCCTTCACCTCTCTCCTAGGTTCTCTAACAATCCCAGGCTCAGGAATCAATGGCTCTAGCGTTCTTCCACCTTATGCTAATGTAACAACTCCAGGTGCAACCTTCTTAATGGACAATGGTTCTATAGCTCCAATCTATCCTACCTTTGTAGGAGCCTTTGTCCTTGATACAGCTCTTAAGAAGTGGGGGAAGTTCAAAGCAGACTTCAAAACTCTGTTCGATATGGCTCCAGTGAATGCAACAGGGCCTACTGTCTCTTATACTAACTTTGGTGTAGCTATGAGTATGATGGATGCCGCCGGGGCTATTAAGATATTCGATACCAATCCAGCAACTTCATGGATTCGTTATGGCAAGATGGGTTACTCAAGACTAGGATTTACTAAAGCTCAGGAGATTCGAGTTCATTTTAGGAGTTCTTCGACTGGGAATGTTATTCTTGATTCTTCTCTCGATGGCAGGGCTTTAGAACCTACAATGACTATTCCTTTTCCTTTCACTACTGCTGCAAGCATAGAAGTTGGTTGCTATAATGTAGGAAGGTGGCACACAATAACAGTGTCAGGAAATTGGGATTTACAGTACATGGAGTTTAGGGCAAACTCTGCTGGTAGAAGGTAATAAGCAACTTAATTCTTTATAAAGGATATTAAATCATGGATACAACTAATGTAGATTCTCAGGGGTTCCCTATATCTACCACTAATTCTGACACAGCACTTAAGCAACAAGCTAACCAGATAGCTTCTCAAACCTTTGGACAACCTGGAACTTCTAAATCAACTACGAATACTCCTCTGCAAGAGATTACCAATCAGCAGAATATGGATCCACAAAGTCTTGCATCTTTGCAAGCTCTTATTACTATGCTGCAAGGAGGTGGCTCCCTTCAACAGAAGGCAGAGATAGCTCGTAAGAAACAGACACAAGACTTAATCCAAGGGATGCTAGGACAGTTCTCTACTGGCCAAGCTTTCACTGATGCTCAAGGACTTATGGCTCTTAATCTTCAGAAGGCTATGGAGACTAATATGCCTCAAATTCAGAAAGCAGTAGAAGGAGCAGGAACCTCAGCTTCTTCTATGCAGGGACTCCTTAGTCAGAATATGGCTAGAGATTCTGCACTTGCAGCTTCTGCATTAGGAGCAGAGCAGGCTAAGAGTTATGGAGGAATCACAGCTCAACTTACTAATGAGTTAGCTGGAATGGCTAGTAATGCATTAGATCCAGTAGGACAGCAACTAATTGCAGCTCTTGGTATTGCTAAGAATGCTGTTAGTAACATACAGAAGACAACAACAGGAGGAGGAAAGACTGAGCAAGTAGGAGGAACTTCCGCAGGAACAGGAACTCTAGGAGGAGGAGGAGTGACTGCGCCAGGAATTACCTCATGGGCAGGTGCAGACGCAGGAGGTGGAACCTCACTAGATCCTAATGTGTATTACTCTAAATTAGGAAAGTCAGGTAGTGGTAATAGTTTGTATGATTTCCTAATGACTCAGTAATAGGAGAATATAATAATGGCAATCCTAGAAGATACTCTTAATAATTTCATCTCTCCAGAGCTTGCAGCATGGAGGGCTAAACCTGCTACAGTAGATACATCCTTCCCTCCTAATCTAGCTGAGAAAACTCAAATGCTTCTGCAAGGTGATCCTAGTATTACTACGATAAGGAGTGCTGGAGTAGATAACGTAAATGAGGGAGCTAGACTGAGAGGCTCTAACTCACAGGCAACACTGGATGCTAGTGGTAGAGTCACTTTGTCAGGCTCAGGATCTCCATCCTCTTCTTCTTCTACTGTTTCTGCAAATTCTTTCGATTTAACTCAGACTAATCTAGATATAGAGAATGCTACTACCTCTAGAGATAAACTCAACATAGCTCAGGTTGCAATAGGTAAACTCAATAGCTACAAGGCTACTAAAGAAGCTGAAGCTATTGCTCAGGCCAATGAGAAGTTTGGAGTAACTCAACTTGAGCAGACTATTCAGCAGAGTATGGCGGCTGATATGCTGTCACCTAATAATCCAGCTAAAGTTATTGGTCCTAAGACAATACAACTTCAACAGCAACTCCAGCAAGCAAAGAGTTATGCTACTCAATATGCCACTCAATCATTGACAACTGATCCTATCCATGCTGGTATTATGGCACAAGGCCAGTTCCTTATCCAGAAGGCCGGCTCAGAAGCATCTAAAATGATGGATAAAGAAGACACTGCTGTAGCCAAGGCTCAGATTATTGCAGAATCTACTCCTAAGGAAGTGATTGATAACTACGATACGATGTTCCCAGAGATTAAGGGAATGCCTGTTGATAGAAAACTTGTCTATCTGGCTAAGCATCAAGACAAGGAAGCAGTGGAGGTAGCTCAGGTAGCTAATAAGCCAGAAGTTCTTAAGTCTTTCCTCACCGGAACTCCAGCACAACAAACTGCTGTTAAGACCTTCCTCTCTAACAAAGCAGGAGATGACAATGAACTAAGGACTAAAGCCTTAAAAGAGGTAGGAGAATATCAAGGTTACTTAGGTAGTCCTGAGAAGGCTATAAATGAACTCTTCCTAGACCCTGCAAAGTCTAAGGATAAGGAGGCCGCCCTCGCTAACTTAGCTCTCTTGAAGCAAGATCCTTCCGCTAACAAGGCTGATATCCATAGACTCTCCTTAGCTTATGCTGATGATCTTATGAAGATAAAGGCAGAGAAGAACTTCATGGATACTTCTATGTGGACTCCAGCATCTAAAGCCATGTTGATAAGCTCTCCTGCAACTTCCGGTATTATGGCTCAAGTTACTGCTAGAGGTGAACAGCCTACCATGGCTAACATCATGATGGCTATGAGTAGATTAACTTCGCCAGCTGAACTCTCTGCTGCTAAAACTTTCATAGCTCAAGTAGGAGCGGCTGAGTCTGCTAAGAGTAATTCAAACACTCTGTGGCCTGCGACTAATGTAGAGGATTTCTATAAGAAATTAGAACAGACTACAATGGTAAGTGTGCTACATAGGAATGATGAAGCGACTCTATCTAGTAGTATTAAGGGAATATGGGACGTATCTGCATTTGGTCTTCAGCAAGCTACTGCCGGACTTCTTATTCCATTTGGTTATGTAGGGTCTGGTGCAGCTGCTGTACTTGAAACACCCTTTAGCCAGATAGGTACTGGAGTTCTTGGTAGAATACATAGTAGTGCTAAAGAGGCAGCAAAATCCGCAGTAGGAGAACCAGTACTTAAGAAGAGGAGCAATAACTAATGGATGACTATCTATCAGCTAAGTATGGAGCACAGGCTGCCACCACAGCAGATTCTATGGGGCTAGCACCTACTCTTATTCACGGCGCCGTGGCAGCAGTAGCAGACTTTGGAACTACTGTATGGAATTCTATTCCAGGAACCGAAGATGCTTCTACTTCAGATCTACTTTCCAGAATAGATAAGGATGCTCTTCAAATCTACAACGAACATCCTGATGCAGTACAGGCGGCCTCCTTCATAGCAGGTTCCTTTGTGCCGCTAGGTTTGGCTATGAAGGGCTTAACTGCTTACAGGAATGGAAGTAAAGCTATTTCTCTATTCTCAAAGGCTGGAGAAGTTGCACAGATGAAGAAGGTGGAAGATGCCTTCGCTATGGCTGGGCCTAATTCTGAACTAGTATCTAAGGCCACCAGTGCATTAGCTCGTCGTAGTGTTTATAATGCTACCTTAGATTCCGTAGCTGCTGAGGCCGCCATTGTCATGACCATGAATGCTCATCCTTATATGGAAGATTATAATAAGGACTTCGCTAATAACTTTGCCTTCTGGAGTGGAATTGGAACTATAGTAGGAGGTGGGATTGGTTTGGTTGGCTCTATTGCAATGACTAGGAACTTAACTCATGGCTTAGAATCCGCTGTAAGTAAGGAAGTCTTTGAAGGTTATAAACCCTTAGAAGCAACAGTACAGAGCGGGGAAGCCCTCCAGACAATGGGTAGAAATGTAGATAACTGGAAAGCTAAGTTAACTAGAAGTGACTCTTCTCTCCCTGAAGATCTTAACTATAACCTTAATCCCTATACAAAGAAAGTTTTAGATTTCTCTATTACAAGAGAAGAAGCGTTTATGCTTTCCATGAAGGGAATCTTGGATAACGCTTCTGAAGAACTTAAGAAAGTCTATCTCGATAGATTCATTAGAGATAACAGTTTTGTTGGAATGGATAAAGCTTCCTTCTATTCTCCTAAGTCTAAAGGCTTCGAAGCTTCTACAGCCTCTTTAACTGATAAGGTTTCTTTCACTACAAAGATTAAGACTCTTATAAATGGAGTAGAAGGAGAGAAAGAAGTTGCTCAACAGGTAGTTTATTTTCCTTGGGCTAATGAAGGTAAGGGAGGATTCGTTTCTATCAAAGGAGCTAAATATTTTGGAACTCTTGCAGATTCAGGTAACACCATAGAGTCTTTAACTACTAAGTCCATTAAGATAGAAACTCGTTTTGCTAATCATGATACTTTCACAGAGATTCCTAACCTTGCTACTCATGATGCAGAGAAACTATATGCCATGTCTTTATTAAAAGTAAAAGACTTTGGAGCTACTGAGTTTAACAATGCCAGAGTAGCCTCCACCGATCTTCCTATGTTGAAAGCACTTGAAGCTAGACTTAAGCAACTTCCCCTAGAAGAACAGAACAAAACCACCATAGAACTTATAACAGAACTTCCTAATAAGACTTCCACCAGACTTAACTTAGCTGAACTAAGTAATCATGCTAAGGAAAGAACTATTGTTTCTGTTACTGACATGGCTAAGTTAAATAATGCAGTAGAGACTATCTCAATGAGAACTGGAACTCCAGTGGAGACAGTAGTTGCTATTCTTGCTAAGACAGATATTCCCGCTAAGGGTTTCACGAAGTTCTCTAATGAGCAAGATATCATAGCAGCGCTTGACCAGAAGAATAGAGCTGTAGCCATGTCTCAAAGCAAGAAGAAAGTTAATAATGCTTCGATAGCTGCTAGCTTAAACTTAACTAAAGGTGATAACATTGCTAATGGCTTAACCGACTTCTACATGGCTAAGTCTAAGAGTTCTTTAGTTCAAGATATTCATAACTACTTTCAACTTGATGATACTAAGACTATCAACAAAGTTCTTAGTGAGAATATAGATAAGGTAACTAGTTCAGGCTTAATCTCAACTTTCTTCACTTCTGCTAATAGAGCCTTAGAGAAGATGGGAACTGCTGGAGTCCTAGCTGTTAACATGGGTAAGGATGTAACAACCATTGTTAATAAAATCTCACTTAATTTCATAGACCCAATCTCTAAGCAAGGTGGAACGATCTTAAGGGATGGGGCGGCCACCCTAGAACATAATATCTCTCTAAACTTTAATGCCTCTTTGAAAGGCTGGAGATCTTACGACGAGACTACTGGCAAGATTATGCAGAGGACTGGAGAGAAGGCAGAAGATGGTTCCCTGATTCTTAAGGCTGCCCAATATAATGGCAAAGACTTCCAGATAGTAAATCCTGAGGTAAGGAAGATGTTTGAACTCTACTCTAAAGTTGGTAGAGAGATGTATGACTTGAAGAACCTTAAACCTACAGTCTATAGTAATAAGAGTATAACTGACTTAGGTTTATGGATTCCTGCTTTCAATCCTAGAGAGAAGCAGATCGCATATATCTTTAACAGAACTGATGGAACTACTACCTTACTTCATGCTAGGACTCCGGGAGAGTTACTAGATCACGTGGCCGCTTTCGAGAAAAATCTCCCTGCTGACTCTCCTCTTAAGGTAGTTATGAAGGGACGAGATCAAGAGTTCTATAATAAAGTAGCCGGCCGCCATGATCCTATGTATATGGGAATAGCTGATGTCTCTATGCAGCATGGAGGAAGCTCAGCATCTGCTATCGTTAAGACTAACTCAGAACCTATGGCTGAAGTAGTAGGAGCCTATGAACACTACTTAAGAGCAGGAGTGGATGACGTAGTTCAACTTAAGCTTCAGCCAGTAATGGATCAGCTTAAAACTATCTCAGATATCTCTCAGTTAGGTTATGAGAAGGGAACTCTTGGCGCTGTAGGTAAGAATTCTAAGAAGCCTGTGGATGTAGGAATGGTTGTCAAGAATATAATTCTAGGAAAGAGTAATCTTTCTGAGCATACTGCTTGGGCTGAAGGGCAGCAAAGAGGTCAGGTTATAACTGACATGGCTATTCATAAGATTACTGAAATCTTCTCAGACCTAGCTCCAATAGCAGGGAAACTCTTCGGTAATAAATCTACTAGAACAAGTGAAGAATGGACTAAGATTAATTCTCAACTAGAAACTAATGGCTTTGTTCCATTTAAGGCTGCCCAAGATTATGAAAGATACTTGAATGAAGGAAGAATTTCTCCTGAAGCTTCTACTCCAAGACTTGTTGCTCTTACAAATGGCATTGCTGCGACCTCCCTTCTAAGATTCATGGAGTTAGCTCAGCCTCTTGTCAACATGGTTTCTCTTCCTATTCTTACCTCAGGAGCAATTAGTAGGAAACTTGAGGGAAGTTTTATAGATGGAGTCTTAGATCCTAAAGCTAAATTCCATTTAGTGGAAACTATGTATGATGGAATTAGATTGATGAATCATCCTACTGAAGGCCCAAGGATTGCTAAGTTAGCTGAAGCTAAGCATTTGTTTAAAGCTATTGTCTCGGAAGCAACTGATGTTATTGCCCAGCATAGAAGTTTAGAGGGAGGAGTTATAGCTAGGAGTGAGGAAGTTCTTCACTCTAAGTTCTTAGATATGATGGCGAAGCCAGCTGATTATAGCGAAACTCTGGTTAGAAAATCTACTTTCTTTACTGGCTTTGCTATGGCTAAGAAAGCTTATCCTAGAATCTCTGACACTGGAGCTATGACCTTTGCCAGAAACTTCATGGATGAAGCTATAGGAAACTACACGGCTTCCCAAAGACCTGCTATGTTCCAAGGAACCTTCGGTGTTGCTATGGGATTGTTTCAGACTTATATGCTAACACTTGGACAGCAGATGTATAGACAGGTAGAGAATAAGGATTGGGCAGCTCTTGGTAAGATGATGCTTACTCAGAGTTCTATCTTCGGAGCTTCTTCCTTGCCAGGATTCCATATGGTAAGTGAAGCTATTGGAACTCATATGTCTGATAACCACTATGACTTAGAGACTGGAACCTTTAGGAGTATCCCTGATGAAGCAGCTAATATCCTTCTCTACGGTCTTCCATCTAGTTTCGGTCCTGGTATTACTACTCGTGGTGATATACAGCCCAGAGTTCCTACAGTTCTTACTATGGATACTATCGCTACTGTTAACTTAGCTAAACAGAGTTACTTAGCTGGGGAGAGATTAGTAACTGCTGCTTTCACAGCAGATAAGAACACAGGAAGGGCTATGTTAGAAGCCTTAAGTTTGCAGAGTTTGAACAGGCCTATTGCTCGTATAAGTGAATTGGCTAGTGGCAATGCTATCACAGGAGCCGGAGAGATTGTCTCTTCTTCTGAAGATATCTATACTCCTCAAGGAATCGTAGCTCGCTTAATGGCAACGCGGCCTTTAGAAGAAATCAAAGCTAGAGAGGTTATCAATCTTAAGTCCGTATATGGCGCTGCCGATGCAGATAATAGGAAGCAGACTACTAGGGCTTTGAAGACTATGATAAGGGACGGGACTTTAGACTCTGAGAAAGTTCAGGAACTTCAGTATGAGTATATGAGGACTGGGACTGCACAGGGATGGAGAGCTGCTATTAGAGAAGCACAGCACTCTGTTGGAAGGACTGGAGCAGAGAACCTTAAAGCAAGGCTAAGGCCAGGAGAGATATATAATGTAATGGTAGATGATTTAGAATAAGAGAATAATAAAAAGAACCCCACAAAGTTAATAGCTCTGTGGGGTTTTTCTTTTATCTCCTCTTAGTTACTAGATTCAAAATAAGCCTCAAGTGTTCTGCTTGAAACCTAGCATCTGCTATTGCAGTATGCCGCTCTCCTACAAAGGCTGGCTTCTTTACTTCTTTGAATTCCTCTTTCAAAGTTCTATAACATCTAGCTGAGAAGGGTGGAATAGGACAAGTAATTGCGGCCTCCTTGTAAGCTACTCTCAAGATAGGAACATCAAAGTCTGCTCCATTACCCCATACCCTGATTGTCTTTTCATCTAGTGGTAGACTCTTAAACCAGATAGAGAAGTTATTAAGTACAGTATTTAAATCAAGTGTTCCTGAGAAACTCTCTGTCTTTGCTGCCTCACTCTGTCTATCCCACCAAGTTAAAGTACTTTGCTCTGTGAATAGTCTGAAGCTTTTGTTACTAGTTGGAGTTACTTTCTCATAGAACCTATGCCTTAAATCTAATGAGGTAGCTCCTATTGCTAGGATGCCGCACCCTGGGATTGTTCCTAGAGTTTCTAAGTCTAACATAACGTCAGTTACTTGATTAGTTTCGCTCATTCTTATTCTCCTTTTCTTTTTCTAAGTAGTCTGCATAACCATAGAGCCTTCTTCCACTTACAGTATCCAACAAAGTAGAAGTCCCTGCTACGTGAATCTTAACTCCTGCCTGTACTGCAATTCCTAACCAGAATTCTACGCAACTTCTTCCAGCCTCTTCCTTGTTTATAACACCAGGCCATGTGAAATCTATGCCATAGAGTCCTATGTCTGTAGCGCCTTGGTAGATAGCGAGAGCTACTGCGTAGGCTACAGAGGTATTGAAATAAGAGAGTCCGGTAAAGAATTCTATGACTTCCTTGATAGGATATTCTTCTATGTTTATTCCTGCTACCTTTGCACAGGAGATTACAGGAATCTGAGTTCTCTCTAGGTATTGTTTCATATGAGGAGGCCAAGCACCTCTTGTTATCTCCATATAATCCATTGCTATTATCTTGTCACATTTAAGTGTGCAGCCTACAAAGTTAATAGCCCATACCTCAGCACCGAAGAGAAGATTCTCTTTCTCAGAAAGAAGAGAGAGTTGAAGGAACTGCTCTGCGCTCCCGCCTCCTCCTACTATCACTATCTTCTTAGTCATTTTTGTTAGCCTCATCGTATGCTTCATCTTCCTTGAAGCTAGACATTACATAAGTCAAAGGTAACAAGGCTTCCTCTAAGGAGTTATTAGCTTCCCCTTCCTCTTCTCCGATGACTGTAACTACTTTAGAGTAAGGAGAGATAGAAGTTACTTTATCCCAACGCATCTTTGCATCAATGTCAGAGTAGCCTTGAGGGAATCTAAGTTTCAGTTTCCGGATATTCTCCTTAGCAATATCCTCAAGTTCTACTCCCATACACTTAGCGAGGAGAGTTAAGAACCAGAGGACGTCACCAGCTTCCTCCATGAGACTTGCTATGTTGACTTCTTTATTATATATGCAGGAAGCTTTGACGATAGTTGCAATCTCTCCTCCCTCTGAGGTAATCCCTAGAGCTGCATGGATTAAATTCTGTTGGAGGGATCCCATATCCTTAGCTGTCCTGAGGGCGGCATCTTGATATTCCTTCATTGTTATTGCGTTAGTCATTATCATTCTCCTTTTTCATCGCTGCGATTAGATGGTCTACTGCCTCAGACACTATGACTTGAGTAGAGTTTTCACCAAATGATATGGCTATTATACCCATACCTGCTCTAGTTATTCCCTCTACAAAGAGTCTCTTAGCTGCTAATATATGCTCTTCCTTTGTCATTTTCTTTCTCCTTCTTCTTTAACTTCATGTAAATTAAACCTGTCTCTATAAGCATCAGTAAGAGCATTAGGATTAAGTTGAATAGCTAGGTTACTGATTGAATCTGTTACCTCACCGAGAATCCATATCTCCATGCAGTTTCCTATAGAGTTATGCCTAATTCCTGAGAACTCTATCTTCTTAAGCTCAATGGAATCCATGAAGTCTGCATGATTAGGGCGTTTGAAATCTTCAGTCATTTTACTACTCCCATAGTACGATAGTAGTCAGTAGCAAATGCTACTCCAAGTCGCATGTAGTGGTCTGCTAACTTCTGTCGAAGCTCTTTATCTACTACTGATGCTGGTGAGACTATGTATAATGGTATTGCGAAGAAGTCTATTGTCTCCTCTACAAGTTCTGCTGGTGGAACATCCACTAAAGGGAATGCGGCAATTTTTTGCATGATTAAAAACTCCTCTCTTCTATTGTTAAATATTCCTCATCTATTAGAGAGGAACTCCATTTCTTACTCTCCTGCACTTTACTCATGTAGCCTTGTTTGTCTTTCATTGTTACTATTTGCACTTTCTCTGCGTGCTGTAGGTTCTTCATTATCTTTCCAAGATCTCCTACCTCAGTTAAGTCCTTGGCAACTATCTTGAATAGTTCTGTCATAGTAGCTGGCTTAGTTTTATGGCTTAGGTATTCTACTATAGTATTACTTACAGCAGAATACTTACTCTTGCCGAATTCTCCTAGAGCTTTAGGCATCCTACACTCTGCTGTATATAATATGGTGTTACTCTTTATGCAGTCCTCTGCACTAACTTCCAGTCTTTCCTCTATGGCTGCATGGATTAGGCAGAGTTTCAATAAGTGAGAGAATCTTCTTGCTGAGTATTTAGAGAATCTTCCATCTTCGATAGGAACAAACTCTTTATACATTCTATCAAGAAGAATCTTACTCTCTGGAGAGAAACTCATATGACCTTTAAGAGCTTTAATTCCCTTTAGTCTCTCTACTAATTCCTCTTTCTTGGTTTGACAGGGCGGCTCCGGCCATGTAATATGCTTACCAGTGGGATCAGAAAAGACAAAGATAAGTCTTGAGGTGAAGCCCATCTCTAAACTCTCTGGAGGAATTGCCATAGCTATACTATGAGGGGTGGCGCCCCCTAAGATAGAGATAGTAGGCTTAAATACTTTTACTGATTTTCTAGTTATCTTAGGGTTGTCATAATCATCTAGGTTATCCCACAAGTCTGTAAGAAGAGTCATGAAGCCCATATCATTTATGCCTATAAAGTCTATGAATTCTCCTTTAAGGACAAAGAGTTCAGAAGGAGTCTCTGAATCCATAAGATCTTCTAAACTCTCTTCTATCATGAACTCCTCCTCACTCTTCGTACTCATCTCTATTAAGAGTCTTTCCTTTGAAGTCTTTGCTGGAGCGAATCTTCTATAGCCTGCCTCCTTAAGTAGTCCTTTTATAATAGTGAGAGGGGAAGCTTTCCTAGCTCCTGCCGTTCCCATTAGTAGGACATATTGATTAGGATATATGGTCATGTGACCAAAAGGAATCCAGACATTTCTACCAAGCAATGCTCCTATTCCTGCAAGCATTGCCCATCGGTGGTAGATAGTAGGACTCTCTGAAGGGCCAACATATTCCATATAAGAAGTAAAGAAGTCCTTATTCCTAGAAGTCATTACTATATCCTGTATAAAAACTTAAGATGTAACTTGCCTTTATCCACGGCAATCACTTCAAATATGTCATCGCTAGGAATCGGCTTGAATAATACTAGGCTCCATATATACTCCCACACACTAGCACGGCGGTATGCCGCTATAAGATCTCCTACCTTATACTCGTTATCAGTTGTCTGAGTTAGGGTTAGATAAGACATTGGCTTAGCCATTAAACTTACTCCTTACTGTTGCTTATACGGGAATACTGATAATATTCATCAGTCCTTCTTGTCTTAGTCTCTGTAATTATCCTATCCTCTGGTGGTAATATGTTCTCTGCTCTAAGCATTTCAATAAGTGCTAGGATATGATGTGATTCAATGTTAATATCTCCTCTGTTTGTTCTTCCTGTGCCAGGATAGCCATCTTTTAGCCCAAATCTAATGGCCTTCATTACTGCTTGCTGTACCTCGGCGCATTCTTCTGCAAGGCAAGCAAGCAGATATAAAGTTCGTCTGTCCATTTTATTCTCCTCTATTCCTCAGGTTCTTTCCATACTTTGGAAGTCTTAACATCAGTAGGAATTAACAAAGTCTTGCCATGAATTACTACAGGATTCTGTAGGCAATCATTCATTCTCTCAGTTAACTCAGGTTTATCATCCTTGAACTGTGCTAAGATAGAGTCATGAATCTGAGCCTTTAACCTAAACTCTCCATTGCTTTCCTTAGTCATTTGCCAGACTTGCCACAAACCTATGTTAAGAATGCTAACACTTAAGTTCTGAGGTTCATGAGCTATAGCTTCTGTCTGTGCTGTATAACTTAACTTTCCATCTCTCTCTAGGAAGAAGTATCTTGTCCATCCTAATGGACTAACTAACTTATGAGTGGTTATAATCCTTAACTTAACATCCTCATACCACTCTTTAATCCTAGGGAAAGGGGCATGAAACTTCTCTAGGCACATTGCTGCAAAATCCTTGAAGCTCATTTCTCCTTCTTTAGGAATCTTAGTCATAGTTAATTTGATTCCTAGAGTCTCAGCTCCTAACAACAAATCTTTTTTGTCTACATTACTAACGAAGGTGGCGGCTCCCATCCTATAAGATGCTCCATGATTTATTCTCTTCAATACTTTATTCCTAAACTCTTTAGTAACCTCTTGATAAGGAATTCCAAAGAAGAGAGTTCCTAAGGTTGTGTAGAAGTCTCTCTCCCTGTTCCCTAGAGTCTCTTGCATTGTCTTGTCCCCAGACAGATAGGCTGTGCAGAATCCCTCACTCTGTTTATTATCTATTTCTATTAGAGTAAATCCCTCATCAGCTACCAGCATCTCCTTTGCATAGCTTGGTATGTTCTGAATCTGAGTACCGCACCAAAGGCTAGAAGCTCTGGCGGAAGCCCTCCCTGTCTCTGTTCCGAAAGGATCTATAGAATAAAGGAGCCTAGAGTTCTTCTGGAGGAATTGAAAGTAAGTTCCTATAGCTTTCTGTGCTTCCCTATAAGAAATAATCTTACTAGTAAGGGCATATAGAATAGGATGCTGCTCTCCTACACTTAATAAATTCTTCTCATTAGTTCCTCTATCTGCTTTTACTTTCTTACCTTCTACTACTTTAGTTCCTATCTTAGCATCAGCTGCTCCAAATACATCATAGATATAATGCTGAACCTGCTTATAACTTCCTGGATTGAAGTCTTTATCGTTAAGACAGATTCTTAGACTAATAAGAGCTTCATCTAGTTTCTTCTGAGCTTTATTTTGCAGTTCTATTCTCTTCTGGTTATCTATAAGAATTCCCTCGAAGCCGCAATAGAGGAAAGGATAGACAAACTTGAATTGAATAGCGTAGTTCTTCCTAGCATAGGCAGGAAGTTTCTGTAGATAATGAGTGCAGATTCTAAGAGTTACAAAGCTATCCTTTGCATTATAAGCCCAATAGCGTTGAATATCTTTACTCTTACTAGCTGCCGCAGCTTCTGCTTTCCACTGAATATAGTCAGGAAGAGTTATTGAGGCTACGAAATCTAAGCTCTTAGGTAGGGAACTGAACTCACACCAGGCCATAGCCATTGTATCTAATGTCCAATTAAGAGGTTCTGCATGGTAGATGATAGAATGAAGTGCATCATACATTCCATTGTGCATTACCTTAGGAATGTCGAGAGCGTTAATACACTGCATGAAACTAATCGCACCAGCATAGTCGGAATCCCTTGGATAGTGAGTCTCTAAGAAGTCAACTAAGGGGAGTACGAAAGTCTTTATCTCTCCATTCTTATGGAGGCCGCTCCATGAACAGCAAGTAATGATAGTTTCTCCAGCTTGAAGAGTTTCCTCATCTTCTCCGAAGGTCTTAGTCTCGATGTCATAAGCTATCAAGACACAGTGCTCCAAGAACTGTATAGCAAATAGTTGCTCCAATGAGGAGTCTATTACTGTGAACTCAAAAGGAACAGGTGGAAGTTTGCTTGTCAAGACTTTATCTAAGTCCTTACAAAGTAACCAACTTCCGTAGTCTAAACTCGTAGTATGCTTTAAAGAATTCCCTATAACTGTAGGAACTGAGAACCTCAAAACACTTCCCCTGTAAGAATCTAAAGTCGGCTTCTCTCCAGGAACTAGGTTAAGCAGAGTTCCCTCATTGCAACAGAAGATAGCTTCACAGCCTGCTACTTGGGCTTTAGCTATTAGTTCTCCAAGCTCTAAGACTGAGGAGGAAGCCACTGCTTGGAGATTCTTCTGCTTGAGATAATACTGGAGGATAGGCAGATAAGCACTTTCCTTGCTGTCATAGTTGACTAGAATCTTCATTCCTTATTTCCTCTCTCTATACATTTCTTAAGTTTATATCTTTGCTTGGCAGTAAGGTGACCAAGCTTTGCTTCCTCTTCTCTTCTAAGTTCGTCTCCTGTAGGTTTACCTACTAGTTTAGTAAGCGTATCCCAATCTACCTGCTTAGTATTCTTATTTTGTGCTTTCATCTTTAGGCTCCCTGATTTCTACAATCACTCCATTCCTCATAGCATCATTCCAAGTATGCTCTACTTTGTACTTTAGCCTAGCTATCTCAGCTTTATGGCTAGGCTTCTTCCATAAAATCTGCCAGCTCTTTCCAAAGAAGAATATTCTAAGGCGGAAATAATGAATCCATTTGTTTATAGAGATATGGAATGTAAACCAGAATCCTCCTTCGTTGATAGAGAAGGATGTCCATCTTATGTAGGTATGACCATGTTTAAGCTTCTGTATAAAGGTTTTCATCTATTTCTCTCTTATTATAAAAGTAAATTACCTATCCATCAACATACAACTTAAGCTTCTGTTAATAGATAGGTAGTTACTCTCTTCTCATATCAAGGGCGTCGCCCAGTATTCCGTGAGTAATAACATTTTCTTTTCTTTACTTCTTTACTACTCTGATTTGCAGGTTCTCCCAGAACTCATTCTCGATTACTTTGCCTGTAGCATCTTTCTTAGGAGTCCTCTTAGTGCTCAACTTAGCATCTACATTAGTACCTTTGACAGAGTCCATCACATCTTTCAATGTAATTCCGACCAGGTCAGAGACTCCCATCAGTTCCTTCATACGCTTCTTGAAGAAGCCTACTCCTTGCTCTGTACCTTGGAATGTTTCTGTAAACATAGTACCGTCGGGAACTGGCTGCTCACCACTAGCAGTAGATAAAGTTGCTGCTACTTCATAGGTGATCTTCAAGCGTTGTACTTCTACTTGATCTTTGTTCTTGTAGGAGTCAACAGCAGCTGATTTCACTGTCAAGGTATACTCTCCATCGGGAGGGTTCTCGAATCCTGCTGCTTCTGGAATTGCATCGAGAGTTTCTTCCATCATTGCATTGAGGTCGAGGATTGTGTTTTTAGCTTCAGTCATTTTAAGTTTCCTTGTTTAAGTTAATTAGTTTATCTAAGAGTTAGAACAGTTTAGTTTGCTTCTTGAAACTTTAATCTTTGTTAAACACTAGAGTTCTCATATCCTCTAAGTGTCTCTGTGTAGCAGCCAGGCTTCCTGCACTACCAGAACCTGCACTAGGACGTAAACCACAGTCCCATAGCGAGTCCATCAGAAT